CTCCAGACTCTGCCCATAACGATACGCGTGAGATATTGGAAGTGCGACTATTGCGGAGCCAAGCTCCTGATCGACGACCGCCTGGACGATTATGCCGTCGTTGATGGCCATTACACATCAGACAGCATGGACAGGAGCAACGCCAAATATGCTTACTTTAACAGAGGTGGGCGGCGATGATGCGCGTGTCCCGGTTCTGGCGCTGCCCCAAGACTGGCAAGAAACCAGTCACATGCGAGGGCTGCAAGCATGTCGTATGGAGAGGCCCGGAGACCGGCGAGGCCGAGCGGTACCCGGAGCGCACCGCGTTCTGCACGAAGGAGGAGAAATGACCGACTGCGCCGACTGCCAACACTCGCACGAGGGCCTCGGCGGGGGGTTCTGGTGCGACAAGCACCGCAAGGACAGATTCTGGGCGCCGTTCGGCCGGGAGATATGCGATGACTTCGAGCCGGAGGCCCCATGACCGAGATCGAGCTCTCGTTCCGCCCGGACCTGGAGGAGCTCGTCCTGAGCGGCCGCAAGACCACCACCACCCGACGCTCGAAGAAGGGCAAGCATGGCGACGTGTTCACGCTCGACGGCCGCCGCTTCGTTATGATTGGCGTCTCGCGCGTCCGGCTGGAGGAGGTGGCCCTGTTCGACTGCCTGGGGGAGGGGTGCGCCTCGCCGCAGGAGTTCCGCCAGCTGTGGGCGTCCATCTACGGCGACTACGACCCGGACCTCCGAGTCTACCGGCACTATTTCTTCGAGGAGGGAGCGGACCCCTGGGACTCCCTCCGGAGCGAGGCGCAGGCCGTCCGGGAGAAGATCGAGCGGGAGGGACGATGACCGACGTCGCGCACCAGCCCCACTACGAGGACGCAACCATCCAACCCATCGATGTGATGTGGTCCAACTTCTCCAAGGAGGAGATGGTCGGCTTCCTCAAGGGCAACGCGCTCAAGTACCTGCTGCGGTACCAGCGCAAGAACGGCATCGAGGACCTGGAGAAGGCCCAGGTGTACCTCGAATGGCTCAAGCGCCGCGAGCAGGACCTGCCACGGGAGGGAGCATGACCCGCCGCCGCATGCCAAAGCGCGACCGTCACGGCAAGTTCCTACCTAGCGCCCAGCGGGACGAGCGGCCGCCCCGCCCAGCAGGACAGGACATCGAGCGAACCGCCCAGCGGGGCGTTCTGCGCATGGAGGTCGCCGTTATCTGCGAGGAGTGCGGGGACGAGATCGAATACAACTGGATGCACGTCGGGCGGCGGTCGTACCACGTAGGACGCTGTATGCGCTGCGTGCCGGAGCCGCCGATCATCGAGTGAGGAGAGGGAGGGATGGGAAACATGAAACACGATACCGGGACGAGAATGAGACCCGGCTACCGAGAACAGATCAGACGGGCATGCCTCCGATGTGGCCGGGATGGTGGAACATTCCACTACGGGGACATCGTTGCCCTGACGCCTGGAGCGACGCCGCAGGAGGTCCAGCAGGTCCTGAGACTGATGCCGGAGCTGGAGGTCGAGAGACAGGGCGACAATCACCGGCCGACCGAGTACCGGCTGCGTAGGGAGCCGTGGAGGGAGGACGATGAGCAAACAGACTAAGCAGGCGAAGCGCACCCCGCCACCGCCCCGGCCCTCCTCGATCACCCCCGAGCTCGGCCAGCAGATACTGGAGGCGGTGCTGACCGAATCGCCCGCTCCGTCGCAGCGGGAGCTTGCGAAACGGTATGATGTCCACCCCTCCTCGGTCCAGCGTTTTCTAAAGCGGAACGAAGCGGCCGTGAATCAGGCGAAGCAAAGCCTCGCCACCGTTCGGCCGGACGCCCAGCCCACCCCCGAGGCGGTGCGGGCCGAGCTGGTGGTGGGAGCGATACCCGGAGCGGTGGCCGAGGTCCGCGCCCTGACGCGCGATCTCCCCATCACCAAGCTGTGCCGCGTCATGCAGTCGGCCGAGGCGCAGTACGAGAAGTTCAAGGACTCCGACCCCCAGCTGGCCGGCGGCTACCTCGACCAGATGCGCAAGTGCGCGGTGGAGATGGCCAAGTGGCTCGGCCTCGACAAGGGCATCGGCGTCCAGGACAACTCGCTGCGCATCACTGTCAACTGGAGGAAGGGACAGTGACCGACGTCGAGATCACCATGCTCGACGCCTTCCGCCCCGTCCTGGAGGCCGACGTGCGCGAGAAGGCGCTGTATGGCGGCTCCGGCTCGGGCAAGACGCACTCGGTGCAGCAGTACGCCATCTTATGCGGGCTCGAAGAACCGAACGACTCCACGCTGATCGTCATGGAGACCATCCCCGGCGTCCTCACCGGCATGTATTACCCCATGCGGGACATGCTGCGCGAGTGGGGCATCCCCATCGAGCCCCGCGAGACCGTCCCGATACGCATCACCCTGCCCAACGGCCACCAGCTGCTGTTCACCTCCGCGGACAAGAGCGAGAAGCTGAAACACTACACCAACGTGCGCCGCGTCATCATCAACGAGGCCACGGGACTGACGGAGGAAGGGTACAACCAGCTCATGAACAGGATGGGCCGCACCTATTCGGGCGCGGAGGTCATCTTCACCTTCAACCCCATCGACGAGCACCACTGGCTCGTAGAGCGGTACGTCACGCCGTACCTGGAGGGGCGCGTCCCGGCCGGCGTGGCCGTCCATCACTCGACCTACCACGACAACCCGTTCCTCTCTCCGGAGTGGTGCGAGTGGCTTGAGAGCCGCATGTCGGCCGACCCCAACTTCTACCGCGTGTACGCGCTCGGCCTGCCGGGCCACCTGGAGGGGCTCGTCTATGCGGAGGGAGCGAACTGGACGCACTCACCGATGGACGAGTGGCCCGAATCCGTGACCTCGTTCCCGCCCCGCGCCCTCGGCATCGACTTCGGGTTCAACGATCCTGCGACCGTAACGGGCATGTGGGACGAGTCGGGACGCCGGTACGCGCACGAGCTCATCTACGAGTTCGGCCTGATCGACGACGACCTCGTTGACCGTCTGGACCGCCTGTTCCGAGACATGGGCTGGCCACGCACCGTGCCGCTCGTCTGCGACAGCGCCCGGCCGGACAGCATCGAGAAGCTCAAGCGGTCCGGTTTCCGCGCAGGACCGGCCAAGAAGGACATCGTGTACGGCATAGGGGAGGTCAAGAGCAAACCGCTCATCGTCTCGGACGAGAGCGTCAACCTCATCCGCGAGCTGAGGAACTACCGCTGGGCGGAGAAGCACGGCAAGATCGTGGACACGCCGATCGACGCCTACAACCACGCCCTGGACGGGCTGCGGTACGCCATCGTGATGCAGGGGGAGACGCCCGACTCGTCGCGGTTCCTCAAGTACGCGTCCAAGAGGAGGTAAACAACTCACGGTTATCCTCTCGTAGTTGTTTATATCCCTCCCCCGTGCTCGACGTTACGGGATGCGCTCGAATCGACTAGCCCAGCGTTTGTTAGCACTCGGTCGAGCGAGCAAGCCGCGCACGTTCCCAAGCGCGCAGCGCAAGAGCGTGCGCGATCTGTTCTCACGCCGCGACCGCTCGTACAAGGAGCTGTGTGAGCTGGAGACGCGCTACCTGCAGGGCGGCCCGGTGCGCGAGGCCATCGACGCCTACGCGCTCATGGTGCTGAGCAACGGCTGGTACATCGACGGCGAGGACGAGACGCTCGTCCAGGACACGGAGGACCGCCTCAACGAGCTCGACCTGAGCGGCTCGCTGTGGCAGGGCATCGTCGACTCGCTGGTGTTCGGCGACGCCTTCCAAGAGCTGGCCACCGGCGCCGGGACGCGAGCGGACGAGATCGTGGCCATCATCCCCCGCCCGGCCAAGATGTTCGACATCGTATCGGACGAGTACGGCATGCTGGCAGGCTACCGCCAGTTCCGCGACGGCGGGCTGCGCGAGGAGTACATCGACCTCGACCCGCGCGACATGCTGCACATCTCGCTGTTCCACGTAGGCGGGAGCCGGTACGGCCTCAGCCTGATCGCCTCGGCCAAGGACGACATCGACCGCGACACGCGCATGATCTGCTCGCTGGTCGACTCGATCGAGGCACACGGCAAGCCCCGCTACCACGCTCGCGTCGGGCAGCCGGGCGAGGACGTGCCGCAGATTGTGCTCGACCGCATCGCCGACCAGCTGGACGACCTGCAGACCAACTGCGAGCTGGTGACGGTGGCCGACACCAACATCACCGTGCTGGACTCGGCCGGCGTCAGCAACACCAAGGTTTATTCTGATCTCACCATCCAGCGCCTGGCGTGCGCGCTCGGCGTGCCGGAGGAGATCCTGGGGCTAGGCCGTGGATCCACCGAGGCGTGTTATTCCGAGGACACCGAGACGCTCACCGAGAACGGCTGGAAGTTCTGGTGGCAGATCGGGCCGGAGGAGAAGGTCGCCACCTACAACCCGGAGAGCGAGATGCTGGAGTTCCACGTACCGCTCGGTTTCTACCTGTACGATCACAACGGGCCGATGGTCCACTTCAACAACGACAACCACGACATCCTGGTCACGCCCAACCACCGGATGTATAGCGCCACCTCCCACGCCTACCATCATGGCGGGAAGTTCGAGATCAAGGAGGCCCAAGAGCTGGGCGGGGGGCGGGCCTACTTCCGCGTCGCCGTGGCCGGCGTTGAGGCGCCCCCGTCCGATCTCAGCGAGGATGAGGTCCGGTTCATGGGCTACTTCCTCTCCGAGGGGTGCGCGTCAAAGAACGTCCCGGGGCATCGCATATCGTTCTCGCAGAAGAAGGAGGATAGCGCCGCCGTCATGGGCGAGGTCCTGCGCCGCATGGGCTTCCGCGAGTCGTTCTACGATGACAAGGGCTACGAGTGGGTCAAACACGACAAGGAGCTCAAGGCGTACCTGAACGACAACTGCGGGACCAACAGCAAGGACCTGCGCATCCCGCAGGAATACAAGGACCTCCCGGCCGACAAGCTAGCCATCCTTCTAGACGCGCTCATCCTTGGCGACGGGACTGTGGACGGCCGACCGGGCCGGACCCACCGCGAGTATTGCACGACCTCCCCCCAGCTGGCGGATGACGTGCAGGAGATCGCCTTCAAACTCGGCTACTGCGCCAAGCTAAAGGCGCAGGTGGACCCCCGTCCTAATCGCTCCACCCTGTACCGCATCAACATATCGACCAAGGCGGGGCGCTCGGCGTGCATCGAGCCAGAGAGCATCACCTACGAGCACTACGTCGGGAGGGTCTACTGCTTCGAGGTCCCGAACCATCTGTTCGTCACTCGGCGCAACGGCAAAATCGCCATCCAGGGGAACACCGCCACCGTGCGCCAGCGCGTGTTCGAGAACAAGATCGGGACCATCCAGAAGCGCCTGGAGCGCATCTACAACGAGCAGCTCATCGACCGCCTGACCGGGAGACCGGGGGAGGTCCGTCTCAAGTTCAATGACATCTCGCCGGAGGACGAGCTGCGCGAGGTGCAGTATGTGACGAGCGTACTTAACGCCGACCCCATCCGACCGCTGGCCACGCGCAAGTGGGCGCAGCAGCGGCTACGGCTGCCGGTGGACGAGGAGGAGGACGATGCCTTCGCCTTCTGAGCGCGTCGATCCGCGCAACCCCACGGGCATGCGCGCCATCGAGGCCGGCAACGTGCGAGCGGCTCAGCGCAGCATCGACAAGGCCATCGCCGACATACTCAAGCTCATCGAAACGCGCGACATCACCGACCCGGCCGAGATACAGCGCCTGGTGCAGAGCAACCTCGACGCCTGGGGACAGGTCAACAAGCGCCTGGCCATCGAGCGCATCCGCCAGTCGGTGCGCCGCGGCGTCATCCGATCGTCCCAACTGCTCACGGCGCTGCGCATCGAGCCGGCCGCCGAGACGATGCTCACGCTCGTCTCTCGCACCATCGTCCCGGCGCACGAGGCCCTGGCGACCGACGCCCAGGACAGCATCGCCGCCGACCTGCGGCAGCGGCTGACCCGCGCGATCGTGGAGACGCAGCGCACCGGCCAGGGCAAGATCGTCCGGGCGCGCATCAAGGAGGAGATCGCAGGGCCTCGCAATCGGGCGGGCATCGCAGCCTCCTGGGACACGATGGAGCCGTTCCGCCAGACCATGACCGAGGTGTACAGGCTCAACGGCATCCCGTCGGTGACGTGGTACACCGAGCGCGACGAGCGCGTGTGCGACTACTGTCGGAGGAGGCACGGCAAGCGGTATCGGCTGGACCGCGTGCCCGAACCGCACCCGCGCTGCCGTTGTGCACTTTTACCGGACACGGAGGCCGCATGAAGAAGCTGCGCATGTTGAACCTGGACCTGCCAGCCGCCCCCGAGCACTATCTGGAGCAGGAGGGAGGGGGGCTGCTCGTGAGGGGAGTGGTCCTGCTGGCCGAGGGCACGTGGACCGATTCCGCGGTCCGCACCCCGCTGCACTATCCGAGAGAGGTGCTGGAGCGCTGCGCCAAGCAGTGGGAGTCGTCCACGTACTGGGCGCGCCACGCCGGCGGGCAGCCGCGGAATATCGTCACCGACCGCCTGGGCGAGGTCACGAATCCCCGTTACGACGCCAAGCTGGGCGCGGTGGTGGGCGACGTGCTGTACGACGGCCTCACGCAGGCGTCGAGGGACGGCGCAGCCCTGGCGCTCGGACGCGTGAGGATGGGCAAGCCACTCGCTGTCAGCGTGGAGTGGTACGGCGACGCCGTCTACAACGCGAAGGAGAAGCGCGAGGAGGCGGCCGACATACATTTTACTGGCCTCGCGGCGGTCGACCGCGGCGCCTGCAAGAGATGCACATTACCGGCGGCCCTTGAGGACGCCGACCAGATGAACGAAGGAGAGAACGACATGGAAGCGGAAGAGCTGAAGCAAATGCTCGAGAGCTTCAAGGCAGAGGTCCTGGCAGCGGTCGAAGAAAAGCTCGCCGCTTTCAAGGATGGCCTGGAGCCCGGGGAGCCGGCGGAGCCGGAGGACAAGGAGATGAGCGAGGCCGTCGACAAGCTCACCAAGGAGCTGTCGGAGGCCATGAGGAAGATCGAGGCGCTGGAGAAGCGGCCCCAGCCGAGGACCGCGCCCGAGCCCGACAGGGAGCTCGATGAGCTGACCGTCCCCGAGGGCTATACTGTGAGGAGGAGCTGAGCATGGCAGACATAGCAGCGTTCCCAGACCTGGGGGACAACATCCTGATCGCTGGAGACAACATCCAGCGGTACAAGGCCGGAGCGGCGATCAAGAAGGGGCAGGCCGTGGCCATCCACGGCACCGGGGTGAACGAGACCGTCCACCCGGCCGTCAAGGGGACGACCGCCTCGGTGGAGGGCGTGGCGCTGGCCGACGCCGAGCAGGGCGAGTCCGTGTCCGTGGCCGGCCCCGGCTGCGTGGTGCTCATGGCCAACGCCGACGACACCGCCGCCATCGACGCCGGCAGCGGCGTGGAGGACAACGACAACGCCGTGGGCGGGACCATCAGTGCGCTCCCGGCCAACTCGGGAAAGGCCACCGCCGAATACGCCAACCTGGTCGGCGTGGCTATCGACGACATCCCCGGGGACGGCGTCGGACGCGTCAGGCTGCTGTGCTCGATAACCTGCATCCCCAACGCGAGCTGAGGTGACGACATGACCCAACTACTCAGAGACTACCTGACCGTGGCGCTGGCCGACAACAGGTCGGCCGCGAGGAAGCTGGCCGAGCAGCCCCACATCCGCAAGCTCGGGTACTACGACGAGAGCGGCAAGGTCAAGCCGGTGCGCGAGCTCCTGCTGACCGGGGACCTCACCGGGAGCAACCTCATCCAGACCGAGGTGCACAACACCGTGGTGGAGGGCGCCAACCCCATGAGGGCGTTCATGGACGTCCTGCCAACCGTCCGCATCAAGGGGACCACCTACAAGTGGCCCTACGGCGAGACGGGCGTGTACGCCGAGAAGTACCCGCAGGGCGCCGAGATCGGCATCCGCACCCAGGACTATGCCGCGGCCACCTATGATGCCTCAGAGGTCATCGCCCAGCGTCCGCTCATCTCCGACACCATGATCGAGTCCGGCCAGGTGGACGTCATCGAGCAGGAGCTCCAGTTCGCCGGCGCGGCCGTGCTGAACAAGGCGGAGCGCATCTGCCTGTCGCGCATCCTAGAGAACAGCGGGCTGGAGCACGACACCGCCGGCAGCAATCAGGGCCTCAAGGCCATCAGCCGCGCCGTGACCAAGGTCAAGGGCGAGGGCATGATGCCCGACACCGTCATCCTGCACCCCGATGCCGAAGGCATCTGCATGCAGGACGTCGTGATCCCGACATCCCCGGGCGCGGACAACATCGCCCGCGGTCAGGGCATCCCCGACGGATACCTCGGGCTCAAGTGGCGTGTGTGCGGCGTCGCCGACGACTCGGCGACCTACACCTGGGGGTACGGGGCCGACGGCAACATCGGCGCCCTGGTCCTGGACAGCCGCCGCGCCGGCGGGATCTACCTGCCGCGCGACCTGACCGTCAAGAACTACGAGGACCCCATCCGCGACATGCAGGGCATGACCGTCACGATGCGCATGGACTGCCAGTCCCACATCGCCGACGCCACCTGCCGCGTGGAGTACTGAACGACGCCCGGGGGGAGCGGCATCCCCCCATCCATGTAACATGCTCACCGAACAGGACTCCGGCAAGTACCTCAGCGCCGAGTGGCAGCGCAAGCGGGCGCAGGCCATGATCGACCGCACTCGCTTCTCGCAGCAGGAGCTGGAGTGGCTGGAGGTCGAGGAGCAACAGGGCCGCGGTCAGCTCCGAAAGGAGAGTTATATGGTCGAGTCCCGGCCCGTCGTATCCGACCCGTTCGCCCGGCCGAACTACAAACGTTATGATGTCCGAGACCGGCCGGAGGCCGGGGGCAGCGACTGATGGAGGAGATGGGATGATGGACGCATCGATGATGGAGGCAATACTGGCCATCGTGGCCGCGCTGGCGACACTGGCGGCGGCATGGCTGCAGCGCAACAAGCGCGTGGCGTACGAGCAGGGCGACGAGATCATGGCGCAGGCCGAGGAGCTCATGCGCATCGGCGAGGCATTGGCCGGCGCGATGCCGCAGCTGAGCGGGCCGGTGCAGAGGCTCCAGGCGCTGCTCGGCCGCATGCGCGACGGATGGAACGACGCCCGCTACTCAACCGAGGACATGCGAGCGCTGAGGGCGGAGATGGACGGCCTGATCAAGGAGATCTCCGTCCTGATCGCGCGGTGAGGTGAACGAATGGCGGGGCTGGAACAGTATAAGGGCATGACGGCGGACGAGAAGCTTACGGTGCTGTGCGTGAAGATGGACAACATAGAGGCGCGGCTCGACTCGCTGCCCCCCTGCCCCTCGCCCCGCTGTGGCGAGCACGAGTCCCGGCTGACGCGCGTGGAGACCATCCTCGCCGTCGTCGGCGCCTCGATCATCGTGCTCGTGCCGGTCATCATGTGGCTCGTCGACAAGGTGTGGAGGGGGCCGTGAGCTACTGCACCGTCGAGGACCTCGTGGCCGCGACCGGCAGCTCGTACCCGGCCGAGACGCTGCAGGCGCTCATCGATCGAGCCGATCGTCAGATCGACGCACGCCTGCTCGCCGCCCGCGTCCCCGGAGGCGGCCCGGCCGTGCGGGAGGCGTCGCTGTCGCTGAGCATCTCGATGCTGCTCACGCGCATGCGCATGGACGGCACCAAGACGGCGAGCACCTCGCTGGACGGCACCATCAACCTCTGCGACAACATCGACGCCGCCATCAAGCTGTACGAGGACAAGGCGCGGCAGCTGCTCGACGCGCACATCGCCTACGCCGCCCCGAGGCGACTGCACTACATCGCCAGGAGTGATGGGCGATGAGCGCCGAGTGGGAGGACGGCGAGGCCCTGCGGCGCCTGGAGCGGCTGCAGGACGACGAGTGGTGGGTGGAGTTCCGCGTGCCGTACGCCGCCTATCGCGAGTTCGGGACCGGCCCGGCGGTCGGCCACGGCCGCTACATGCCGCCCCGCGACCCCATCCATACGTGGGTGGAGGACAAGCTCGGCCTCAGGGGCAGAGAGGCCGAGCGGGCGGCCGAGGCCATCCGGTGGAAGATATACAGCCAGGGCACGAGACCCCAACCGTTCGCCCGGCCGGCCACGGCCGAGGCGGCATCGCGCGTCGGGGAGCTCGTCGGCCAGGAACTCTCGCTCCAGCCGGTGGCCGAGTACATCGCGCAGCGCGCTCGGGAGATCATCCACGCCGAGCAGACCGACTCCGGGCAGCTCGCCTCGGAGATATATGTGATACACAGGAGGACGACGATATGAACGACAAGATGGGATGGAAGACCGAGACCAAGATATACAGGTTCCGCGACCCGGACGGCAGCATTGCCCGGGCCTCGGCCGCCGGACAGGACGTCGAGCAGCTCGCGCAGCTTCACCGGGGCGAGCTCGCCGGCATCGATGAGATCCACGGCAACATAGGCTGCAACGCCGGCATACAGCTGATGATCGACGCGTACGCCGGCCTGGGGGCGGCGGGACCGTACGACAACGCCAAGGCGCACATCGGCGCCGGCGACGGCAATGGATCAGTGCCGACGGTGGCTGCCACCGACATCGGCCTGGCGGCCACGGCCAACAAGATCTACGTGGCCATGGACGCCGGCTATCCGCAGCGCAGCGGGCAGACCATCACGTTCCGCGCCACGTTCGGCCCGGGCGTGGGCACGTGGCACTGGCGCGAGCTGGCCATACGCAACGCCGCCAACGAGTCGAGCGGGGCGCAGCTCAACCACCTGGTGTACGACAAGGGGGAGAAGGGAGCGGGCGACACGTTCATCCCAGTCATCGAGCTGACGCACAGCTGAGGCTGACATGAGACGGGACACTCTGCCGTACATCGGGCTGGCGCTGACGCTCGTCATCGTGGCAGCGGCCGCGCTCCTGCTCGCCCCCGCCGCCGGACAGGGGGCCGATGTCGAGCTGTACCGGACGGACGGCGACCCCGCATACCCTCAGCTCCAGCGCGAGGCGCGCGTCAACGTAAGCTACGCGTTCGGCATCGAGTACACGGCACTGCCGCGCGACGGCGTGCTGGTCATCGAGCATGGCCCGCACGCTCGCCTCGCGTGGTGGGACGGCGCCGGGTACGTCGCGTATGGTGGAGGCGTGCCGCTCGACCGGCAGGGCGGCAAGGTGTGGCTGCTGATCACGTTTGATGCGGTAGGTCCGCACCGCACGCAAGCGTGGGTGATGGCGTGACCGCTGGCGTGACCGTATGTGAGGGCATATCCCCGGGCTACTCTCTGGCCGGCCGACCATCCAACGGCCCGGGCGTGTTCTATTTCCACGGCATGTACTGGGCGATATACCAGCTGAATTCGTCAATATCGTACTCGACCTCTGCTGATCTCATCCATTGGACCGATCCCACACCCATATCGACGGACTATAACAGCTCATATAATAGAGCCATGGCCTCGGATGGCGTCAATATACACATCGCGTACCAAGGGGGTAATAATTACATTTATTACATCAGGGTCACGCCAAACTCTGATGGGTCCGTGACTGTCTCCAGCTCGAAACTTATCACCTCATCAGCATCTAACGGATCCATCTCATCGCTATGTGTCACGTCCGACTCGCACTTGGCTGCTGGATACCGTATCACCAGCTCCACGCCCGCGGTCATCAAGGGCGATATATCCGGGGGCTCGTGGAGCACCGTGAACAGCTACCCGATACCCAACGGGAACAACCGCGGCCCTATACTGCGCCCGGGGCCGAATGGATCGATATACTGCCTCTATCACAATTCCTCGTGGAGGTTGATATTCAATGAGCTATCCTCCAGCGGGGCCTGGGGGACCGAGGTGGACCTGGGAGCAGGCGGCTCAAGCTATTACCCAGACATGATCGCCGATGGCGGAGAAGCGCATGTGGTCTTCCGCTCATCGAACAACCTCATCTATAGGAGGCGGCGCGCCGATGGGATATGGGATGACCCCCTCACCCTGGCCACGCTCAGCTCAACGGGCGAGTACAATTTCTCGATCTCGCGAGATCCCGACAGCGGGAGGATGTATGTTATATGGGTAGGCATCCCGAAGATCTATTATGTCGAGTACGACGGAGCTGCCTGGGAGCCTCGGGTCGAATGGTTGGATGAGACCGCAGATGGAATACATAGCTCGTATCAGTACCACCGCGCATCGTCGGACATCGAGAATAAGTGCCTGACAATATTGTATGCCACGGGGACCTCGTCCCCGTACAAGCTCAAGGTCGCCTCGCTGGCCCTGCCGACGCAGATCGATGTATCTGACGTCCAGGTCATCCAGGACGAGGCCTCGATGACGGCGATACGGTCGACCAACGATGCGGTGGAGCTGAGCGACCAGGCATCGCTGACGGCCATCCGTCCCGCGGACGACTGCATGGCAGTACATGATAGCGCCTCCCTGACGGCCATCCGTCCCGCGGACGACTGCATGGCAGTACATGATAGCGCCTCCCTGACGGCCATCCGTCCCGCCGTCGATGCGGTGGAAGCGCACGACGCCGCATCCCTGACCGCCGTACGCGTCTCCGAGGACGGCGTGCAGATGCAGGACGAGGCCTCGCTCACTGCGATATGGCCGGCGTCGGAGTCGATGACATCTCAGGACGCCGCCTCGCTGACGGCGATACGGTCGACCAACGATGCGGTGGAGCTGAGCGACCAGGCATCGCTGACGGCGATACGGTCGACCAACGATGCGGTGGAGCTGAGCGACCAGGCATCGCTGACGGCCGTCCGCCCCGCGGACGACCGCATCGACACATCGGAGGCGGTGAGGATATTCGGCATACGCGGCGAGCCGGAGGACCTGATCGCTGGCCTGCTGCAGGCGCATTGGACCGGCGAGCTGATCGCGGCGCAGTTCGCGGCCGGCCGGGACCCACGCACCGTGGCTGCCCAGGGGGTGCTGGTGCGCGTCTATCACGTCTCCACGCCCCCGGCGGTCGCCAAAGGTCTCGGCTACACGCATCGCGAGCTGAGGCACCGGCTCACTATCGACATACGGTCGAGGGACGCGCGGAACGCGTACATGGCGAAGGAGGAGGCCTTGCGCATACTCGGGGAGCATCGCATCGGCCCGTGGCCCGGCTACGACATCATCCTATACGATGATGGGAGCGACCGGGGTGGAGGTCCAGGGCTCAGCGTCTGGACGATCGAGATTACGGTAACGCAACTACGGAAAAGGGTGGTATAAATGGCGAGTGGAGCGAATTGCAAGGCATTATGGGGCATCGAGCTGACCGCAGGCGGGGCGGCCAACTTCGGACAAGGCGCGGCAGCGGTGAACAAGCCGTTCGGCTACAATCAGGACATCGCGCCAAGCGTGGAGCGCAACATCGACAGGCGGTACAATCTGGGCAGCAGGGCGGCCGCCCGGTACTCTCACGGGATGTTCGTCGGCAACCTGCCGATCTCCTGCGACCTGACCACGCCGTTCCTTCTGGAGCTGCTTTTCGGCTCGTACACCAAGACTGGGACAGGGACGTTCACCTATACGTTCTCTGAGACTGATTCGCTGCCGTCGGCCGAGGTCCAGCTGGCCGAGACGCTCGACGACGGGGTGCTGTTCCGCCAGCTGCTCGGCTGCGTGGCCAAGAGCGGCTCGATCAGTATCGACGCCAACAGCAACGAGCCCATACGGCTGTCGCTCGACATGGCCTTCGCCAGCGAGAAGCGCTCCAACGCCGTGCCGACCGCGTTCAACAACGCCTGGACGGCCGGCGGGGTAGACACCATCGAGCCGTTCATGTTTGGCCACGCCAGGTGGTACGCCTGGACCGGCTCGGCGTACGCGCTCATCGCCGACACCGACACAGTGGACATCAAGCTCGACCACGGCACCGAGCTGAAGCCGAGCCTCGGCAGCGAGTTCCCGACGCGCGCCTCGCACGGCATGCGGAAGTGGGACATCTCCACGGTGACGAAGTTCAACCGCTCCTCGCCGTACATGGACGCGCTGTACGGGACCGCGCTGTCGGCCACCCCGACCGCGCCCGGAGCCCCCAAGTACGTGGGAGCGACCGACGGCTCGAAGGGCCTCAAGCTGGAGATCATGGCCGCAGGAACTACGCCGCTGACGTACACGTTCGAGTTTAGCCAGTGCATCGTCACGCAGCACAGCAACCCGGTCAAGGGGCCGGACGACGAGCTCATGGAGAGCGTCGAGCTGATGGCATCCGCCTGCTCGCTCGTCGTGAACAACGCCCCGGCCGAGCCGGCGAGGAAGTGATCACATGAGCGAGTTCAAGAAGTTCGAGGCCGAGCGCCTGGTGGACTTGAGCGCGTGGGGGTACGAGCAGCCCGGGCGCGTGCGGCGGCTGTCGTACGGTCAGATGAAGGCCATGCAGCGCGAGCTCGACGCCCTCGCCAGGAGCGACGCCGAGGACAAGGACGAGATGGCCGTCATCATCACGCTGCGCTACTGCCTCGTCGACTCGCCGAAGGGGACGGACGAGCGGGAGCTGGAGACGCTTGACTGGGAGGCGCTGGCCTACCTGGCGGTCCAGGCGCAGGAGCACAACTCCCCTTTAGTGATGCGGCCCGCCTCCGCCTCCGCCACGGCTACGAGCACGGAACACGCGACCCGGAGCTCGTAGAGGCCATCCTGCGGGCCGAGCTACTGAGGACGAGGACGACGAGGGAGCTGGATGAGGACATGAGCGCCGCCGACATCGGACTGCTCACGATGCTGTACGACCTGATGCAGCGTAAGGACGACGACCGGGCCGCCAGGGCGGTGAACAAGGGACTGTGGGGCGACAAGAATGGCTGACGAAGTGGGATTGATAGTCAACGTGCGAACGAGGGCCGCGCCGGGGCAGCTGGACAGGCTGCGGGCCGACGTCAACGGGGCGGTGCAGCAGGGCGCGCAGAAGGCGTTCGAGAAGCCGGCGCCGATCAAGGGGCTGCTCAACGACTTCCGCACCAAGTACGACCCGGCCAAGGGCTTCACCGAAAAGGTTCCGGGGGCCGTCCCGCCGACCAAGAAGGCCGACCCCATGTCCGGCATTTTTGGCGGCGGGGGCGGGGGAGCGGGGGGCATGCTAGGGCCTCTGGCGGCGCTAACGATTGTAGGCCAGGGCATATTCGGCGCCATCACCAAGGTGATGGACATCCTGGCGACCGCCTCGCCGGCGCTCGGCGCCTCGCTCAAGCTCATTCAGAAAACGCTCATGATGTTCCTGCGGCCGATCGGGGACCTGCTCGCCTCGTTCCTGCGGCCGATCGCGCGCATGATGCTCGACGCTAATCGACAGGCGCGCCGGGAGGCGCTGAAGTACGGCCGGCCGGGAAGCATCGCGTACACGGCCGTGTACACGGGAGCGCTCATCTACAATCTCATCATGGGCATCCGGGACGGCGTCCGGGCGGCGATGGAGCTAGTGCTCGACTCGCTGTTCGGCCCTGGCACGTTCCAGAAAATATCAGAGTTCTTCCATGCGTTCGACAACGCCGTCTTGGGCGGCATCAAAGCAACGCTAGATTTTATCTCGGGCGTCATCACAGCCATAAAGGACCTCGTGGACGAGATCGCCAATCCCCTGGGCATCGATACCGGCACCCCCACTACCTCCATTCCCGGGGATCGATTCAGCGATTCGACGTACGAGAAGTATGCGAGTGGTGACTGGCTCGGGGCGGCGTTGCAGGACACCTATGAGATGATATTCAAGCGCAAATGGTTCCCTTGGTTCGCCAGCGGAGGCTATGTCCCATCCACCCCAGGAGGCCGCATCGTCGGACTCGCGGAGGGCGGCGAGGGCGAGTGGATCGTGCCAGACTCCAAGGTCCGTGGGTTCGCCCAGTCCGTCCTGGGCGGCGGAACGGTCGTCAACAATCTGTACCTGCAGGGACCGGTGTTCGGCGTCGATGACCTGGATCGCCGCGTCATGCGGCTCATGGACGCCACGGCCAAGCGGTCCAGGAGGTCCTGAGCATGGGCACCGGCACCACACCATTGTTCGCCATCGGTCCGATACAGGCCCACTATGCCGGCACCGACACCGCCAACTCCAACTGGCTAAAGGAACGCTGGATAATGTTCAACGGTCCTGACCAGCCGAGACTCGACTCCTTTTCGTCCAAGAAGTCCAGCCCCCTCGACAAGACCACCATGCCGGCCGAGGACTCGGACCAGGTGATAGCGATGGACCTGGACGGGGTGGAGCGATCCTTCACGCTGTCCGGGACGTTCAGCGGGACGCGCGATCAGATCAACACGTTCATCGGCAAGGTTGAGCTGCTGCTCAACGGGGCGCAGATCGACGAGGACGCGCTGCGCCTCATACAGCGCAACACCAATCAGGTGCCGGCGCGCATCTCCTGGAGCACCAGCACGCACGCCTGGTCGTTTGGCACGCCCAAGGGCTCCGTCTATCCTCCCGACTGGTCTGGAGACTCATCGTTCGGCCTCAACATCGGCGTGGTGCTGGAGTCGTTCGACTGGGACTACACCGCCGAGGCGTGCGACGAGATCTCGTTCACGCTGACTCTCGTCGAGGGGGTGACGTACTGAGCTTTAGCCTGGAGTCGGTGACTGTCGCCACCGGCTCAGCCACCGTGGAGATCTACGCCGGCGAGGATGCCGCGCTACGTCGCGTGACTCATGTCGCGGCGATCAACTCGTGCACCGCCGTCACCACACTCATGCTCTCGACCGTGCGGCTCAAGCGGCTCAACGATACCTTGGCGACGAAGATCGGCGCGACCGGGCAACGCGTCGAGCTCCACGTCCGTGATGATTCGTCCGGCGTGCTCATGTCGCAGTTCATCGTTGGCTTCATCGACTCGGTGTCGGAGAGCCAGCCGTTCACCGAGATCACTCTAGGGCCGAAGACATCCATGCTGCAGGACTACTCCGACGAGGTCAACAGCGATCTGATGTATGCCCCTCGCTACCCGCTATGGGGCGTGCTCGCCGAGGCGGCCACCATCGACGGGGTGCTGACCAATTACTGGAACTTCGCCTCGCAGTACTCCGACCTCCGGATGGGTGCCGCGGCCCCGAGCATGTGGAAGTACCAGACCAAGGGCAGCACGCGGCAGGACCTCATGACTCGGCTGTCGATGCAGTCCGGACAGTACGGCCTCCGTCCGATTGTGTTCTTCCCGCACCGCGACGGGGAGCGCATGTGCATCACCATGCGCGGTTACGGGGACCATCACGACAAAACGGCCACCATCGCTCCGACGCACGATCTCAGCAAGTCGGTCGGACAGATCGTCGGCCGCATGGAGCACGCGCCGGACAGTATCGATGACATCGTCAACCGCGTTACCGTCTACTACGAGGGCGGGGAGGCCACGAGCGAGATCCCTGCATCGATCGCGCAGCACGGCGTGCGCGAGAGCAGGATCAACGCCAAGGAGCTCACGGTCGCCGACGACGCCAACATGCTCGTGAGCGGGGCGTTCAACCAGTACCCGACATCGATCATCGACCTCACCGCCCGATATGGTTCCATCGCATCATCCTCCTATCCTGGCGTGCTCAACCGCACATACCGCGTCAAGGACCGCCGGGCCGGTGCCGAGGTGGACCTGGGGGAGCATGTCGTCGTCCGCTACGAGCTGGAGATGCCGTCGTTCCGCGTGCGGCTGCGGCTGAGGAACCGAGGCTGGTCGTCCGATGACCTCAGTGGCCTGCTGGCCGCCACCGGCCGGCGCATCGACAAGTTGGAACGTTCGTCGCTCGACTCGATGCTGCGCCAGGACGCCGCCGATCTAAGCATCGGCAGTCTGGTCGCCAGGGCTCCCATCTGGGACGCCAAGCAGGACGCTCTGTCAGGCGACGTGAGCGGACACTATCACTCCACAGACAGGAACCTGGCCAACGCCACCGGTACGCTGCCGAGCGACCGCCTAGGTATCGATGTGCTTCGCTCCACATCGTTCGAGCTATCGGCCAACAGCTCGCGGCTGACGCTCAGCAACGGCATGACCGTGCTGTTCCGAGAGTCGACGATAACGTTGGGTAACGGCGTAACCGACTCTAACTTCACGCCGTACCTGGGCATCACGATGTGGGTATACCATGTTCAACTTACCCTACAGGCCATCAGCCCAGGATACGCGCCAGCGGCTGTGTATAACTATCATCCAGATAACACGACCCATCAGGTTTCCGGCATCCCTGTCTCGATACACCGGAACCCCAACGCACCGCAGACGACGTACCGTGTGCATCTAATGGTGGTGGGAACGATATGAGGTATCTCTGGAAGGACGGATTCTACATAGAGGGCCTGTCTAGCAGGATCCCCGAGGGCGCGGTGGAGATCTCCGAGGCCGAGTATCACCGGCTGCTCGATGGAGAGGGGGCGGACAGGCTCGGCGGCAATCGAGAGATCTACACGCGCGAGGACGGCTATCCCGATCTACGGCTGAGGGTCGAGCCGCCGCTGACGCCGGCGGCGCAGATCGAGGCGCTCAAATACGAGCTGTCATCGACCGACTATCGCGTCATCAAGTGCATGGAGGCCTCGCTGCTCGGCCAGCCGATGCCGTACGATGTCGCTGCGCTGCACGCCGAGCGGCAGGCGCTCAGGGACCGCATCAACGCGCTTGAGGCGCGGAGATCCTGAGAAACGCCCAAAAGACGCCAGCCAGCATTATGAGGTATCCGACCGTCTGGAGCGTGTAGACGTCCCCTCGGTCGGTCAGCCAGTCCCCGATGCTCATGACGCTCATGCATATGGATGTCACAATCAACACGAGCAGACCGAGCGTGATCACCATCATCGGCTGCATCAGCAGGTATGTATCGCATCCGACCCTCTGCTCTACGTTTGCTTGCCGCTGCTCCTCTTTCCGGATCTTCTTAGCTATAGGATTGTCCCCGATCACACTATCCCCCCTAATGACATTATTTTATGAGTATATAATGCGGTAACTAGAGGCATCCGACACGCTCCCCTCGGCCGCCCTGGTTACATCCATGCACAATAATTATATACTAGTGTAACCATTAGGTTACTTAGAGCCGGGGAGACCCGGAGGATGTGACTAATATGGAATACGACATGGAGAAGGCGGGCAGGATGTGGGACCAGTACGTGGGCGGGCAGGGGCCGGAGGAGTTCATGCAGCTCTCCCCCGGCCTGAGCGTGCGCGAGGCCGTGAGCGAGTACCTGGCGCACCTGGACGAGATGTTCGGCTCGGGAACGGCCGCTGATGCCCCGGAGGACCTGGAGGACGCCCTGGTGGCGTACATCGAGGGGATGGAGTAAGATGACGACCAGGGACGAGATTAACAAGATCATCGCCAGGTACGCGATCGAGCGTGTCGGCGACAATCTGGGATTCCGGGTCCCCCGGGGCCATTCCCAGGACGAGGCGAGGGCGATCGTCGGCGGCAACAAGCCGGAGATCATGGCCGAGCTGCTTCGCCGCGAGCAGGAGGCGGCCGACAAAGAGGCAGCCCGGATCGAGGAGGCCCGGGCCATACGCGCCGACGAGGTCCCCATCAGAGTGAGGCTCGACGAGTGGGACGGCATCCCGCTGTACGTGGTCTACGGAGAGGCCGCCGAAGCGCTCAAGGAGATCGGGGCCGCCAGGGTCATCGCCTACAGCACCCAGGTCAATAAGGAGATCATCGACACCCTGGGCATGGAGTTCACTTTCTCCCAGGCGTCCGAGGTCACCAGACCGGCCAGGGAGGCCATGGAGGCCGCCAGGCTGGCGAAGGAGGGGGAGCGCCAGGCCAGGTTCGACGAGGCGCGTCGCACCGGCCAGAAGGTCAAGCTGCGCTCTTGGATCGAGGACTGCAACGACCCTCGCGAGGAGTGCAGCACGGACAGTGTGACCGAGTACGCCATGCCTGACGGGACGACCGAGATCGTTAGGCTGCACACGTGGTGATCAATATGTCCGACATGGTTCGACGCGCTCAGCTGGAGCGATGGCACGTCCCCGACATGCGGTACCATTCGCCGCTCCCCAGAGAGCTTGAACACGCCTACGCGTACATCAGCGACCAGGGCCACGCGATCATTGTGCTCATCGACGAGCTCGTGCCGGCCGGCGAGCCGGTGGATGATTACCTGCTGCCGGTCCCGGTGCGCCTGGTGCTGGCCATGGGCTACAACATCGATGCCAACGGATACGTGCATCTGCGCATGGGCGACGGCATGTCATACGATCGGCGGATCGGGCTGAGGATCCCGGAGGGGTACGATGAGTGGTGAGCCGTCGCTGGACGCCCGCCGCCTGCGCGAGCGCCAGCTCCAGGTCGACCACGGCCTGAGCATCCAGGAGAGCGAGGTCGTGGCCGCCATCGAGGCCGGGGAGCGCGTCAGCGAGATCGCCGAGCGCCTGGGCGTGACGACGCAGGCCGTGAGCAAGGCCCGCCGGAACGGCTACGCCAAGCTCCGGCCGGTGGATTGATAACCACGGGGGCGCATCTCCCCCCGCCGCCGGGGAGTAAATGCACCAGCGTGATCGCCTTACCCGCGCCCACGCGTATATCGCTTTTCCTGGCGGCACTTTCATTTATTAACTTTTAATTTTCTCTCGGTCAAAGTCCCGGTGAAAACGACGACGGGCGGGGGGAGCCAGCTTATTTTATTAACATTTACTAACATTTGCTAAATTAGCTCGTGCACTTTCGGCCACCTCCGACCCATGACATTTATCCTTAGGTCGCAGATGCACGTCCGATCAGGATGGAGATGGTGGAGCTCGTTAGTGAGGTCGCGCTGCGCGCGGAGTTGTATCGCATGGAGAGGGACATGGGCATGGAGGCGGCGAGGGCGACCGAGCGTTATCGGAGGCTAGACAAGCAGCTCGCCGATCTTGAGGCGAAGCACATCGCAGAGGTCATGCCGCTGCTCGATCTACTTCGTATCCCGTAACGCGCGATCTACATCGTCGAGCAGGATGGCGACGCGCAGCCCCTTCTCGGTGAGCTTGATGTATCGCTTGCGGTCGTCGGAGACGATCTCCTCGACCAGCCCGGCGGCCTCCAGCTCGTCGATCCTCCTTATAGGAGTTGTAGGTCCGGAGCCTAACGTATCGTAGAGCAGCCCCCGGTTCAGGGAGCCGAATCTGTAGAGCACTACGAGGATTCTGGCCGCGAACGGTTTCTCGATCAGTTCGACATGGAGGTCCAGTGACAACATCATAAGGGATGCTTGGCAACTGGATGTATTTAACTTTTAGATTTTAGAATTTAGATACTGTAAGTATTATATACCGACATACCCTTACAGAATCTAGAAGCTGGAACCTCTAGCTTCCAAACAGGCCACACCATTGATGATACACCATGTGAGCGAGAGCTCTCCATGCCAGGGGGCGGGTGTTCTTCTGTGGCTGATCTTCCCCGACCCCCGGCACTCGTATGTCAACAGGAGGTCAGCCAAATGGAAACACAAAACGAACTGGACCGGATGCTCGCCGAGGTCGAGCAGCGCGAGGCCGCCGAGGCGGCCAAGCAGGTGAACGACGCCCTCAACGAGCTGGACTCGCACATCATCATGCTCAGGGGCATGGGCGTGAAAGTCAGCGTCACGCTGGACGCGCCGACCACCAGGCCGCTGGACAAGATCGAGCAGCCCGGCTCGACCAAGAGGCCGGGATGGTACATCTACTGCAACATGCTCGATGAGGAGGACACCAAGCGCAGGATCGACGCCGCCAGGCAGGCGGCCGAGTACGCCGGGAGGGAGTGAGCATGGATGAGCTCGCCAAGCCCTGGATAGTCGTGCGTAACGGACAGATCATCCACGCCGACGATAATCGCCGATGCGCCTTCGCCGTCGCCCGAGAGGCCGAGGCGATTGTCTACTGGTGCAATGGCGTGATAGATGGTGTGCCCCGGCTGGTCAAGATGGCCGAGTACGCCGGGGGTGAGCAGTGATGGCATCCCTCTCCGAGCGCATCGATGAGCTCGCTGTCCGTCTCGATCAGTTCGATGGGGAGATAGATGATCTCCTCTCGCCCAAGGAGGCCGAGCAGTTCATCGAGATCGAGCACCTCGCCGACATACCCAGGCTCCTAGTGGAGGCGTCCAACAAACTCGCCAGAGCCGTCAGGGCGCTCGATGAGGCCCGTGACGCTGCCAAGAAGGGGGGACGCTGATGGCTCAGTGGCTAAAATCCCGCGACAAGGCCGTCTGCCCCATTAGCGGCGAGGCGATCGAGTCGGCCGGTAGCAAGTACAGCTGCCGCGTGTCGCCGTGCATACGCAACGGCAAGACCTGCGAGCACCTAGGCCAGTCGCATGCCTCATGCTACTACGCCTCGGCGCAGTGCAAGTTCAAGGGGGTGCAGTGATGCAGCAGTACATCACCATCAAACTGCCGATCGAGATAGCTCGGCACCACAGCATCGAGGTCCAGGCCATCATCCGCGCATATGATCAGATGAGCGCTCAAAAGGCCCGCGAGGGAGAAGTGCGCGACGCAATGAAGCTGGCGGAGAAGTCTGAGATCGAGGGAAAGGTGCTAGAAGCCATTGAGCATGGCATAGCCCGCCGCCCCCTCCCGCTGTACGTGTTCGAGGAGATCGAGGTGGTACAGTGAAGGAGATCGTCCAGCGCTCCGTTGTCGATGTCCTCCTGCTCGCCGTCAAGGAGCTCAAGAACGCCTACGAGATATTGGACGAGGCCGGGGATTCGGTCGATGCTTACGGGCACTATAACCGGGCCGCAGGACACCTGGCCACTATCGGCATCGACATAGACGTCATTGATGAGGTGGTCTATTGAACTGCCCCCACTGCTCCGGAGCGATGCTCCGCACCTACCGCCGCACCGAGGAGGAGCGCGGCGTGTTCCTCACGTGCCGCAAGTGCGGCCATACTGCTGACCGGCCGGACGAGTCATCCCCTGCCGCCCTTGCCCGGGGCGGCGTCCGGTCCTGCCACGCTAACGACGGCCGGGGGCGCGTGGGTGGCCCCGCGGCCGGTATCACCGTGACCGGGGAGGGCCTTCGTGGGTCTTCCTCCATACCAGTATCTTCCGACCTCCCCGGTCACTCCAGGAGGTACGGCGAATGATGTCCGAGCGGCGCATCCGCGGCCTGTACGACGAGGCTCGATACCTCTCGGAGAACGGCACCGGGACGCTGGCCGAGCGGGCGGCCATCGAAGCGAACCTGCTCAAGCGCATCCTGGACGAGCCGAGCGGCGAGCCGGAGTGGCTGGCTGAGGCGGTCAACCAGGGCCAGGGGGTATATTCGCCGTGACCGTCGCCTGCACCTGCGGATTCGAGCACTGCCGCAAGACCGTCTCGCTCGACGGCCTGCGGGACGGCCGCGCCGCGCTCGTCCTCCGCCGCGGGGACGGGGCGCTCGTCAACGGCATGATCATCGACCGCGACGGCATGGAGGAGCTGCACAAGCGCCTCGGAGAGCTGCTAGGCAAGCAGGTGAGCGCATGAGCCAATGCCTCACCTGCGCCGAGGAGGCCCGCGAGGGCTCCATGTTCTGCGCCGAGTGCCGGCCGCCGTCGGACGCGATCTCGTCGGCCCCTCCTCACGGGGAGCGGTGCGCCGGGTGCGTCCGAGAGAACGACCGCCACGCCAGCGAGTGCTATTACTGCGAGACGGACGGCGACGAGGTCGGCAATCCGACCAACTACGAGGCCGCTCCCAAGCCCAAGGCCGTACAGACCGACTTGGAGGGCAACGTTGTCACCGTCCCCGTCACCGGCTGCATCAAGATCCCGCCGGAGCGGTACATCATAAAGACGCCGAAGTTCGTGCTGCGCGGAAAGAAGGACGAGATGCTGGAGGTCGCCGAGGGCGGCCGCAACGGCGTCCGGCTCCTGGTGCAGCAGAGCATGCGCGTCCGCAAGAACGCCCTCATCTCGCCGGGGGACTTCGACCGCATGGTCGATTGGTTCACCGACGCCATCATGGGCGGCATCATCGACCGGCTGCCGGAGGACGACTGATGGCCGCCTTCCGCCCGGCCTCGGAGCTGGCCAAGGATGTAGGCATCGTGGTCAAGGGCCGCTCCTGCCGGGGGTGCGGCGATCCCGCCGAGGACCTGTGCGAGGCGTGCCTGACGTGCACCATCGAGTCGGTGGTGGAGCGCATGGCCCGCGACGGCGCGCTGGATGACGCCATAAGACGAGTGATCGAGCGAGCGAGGGGCTGAGATGTCAGGAGGGATGGGATGCACGAAGGATTATCAGTCTCAGGCTCGCATAGAGGGGGCGGTCGAGCATGACCTCACCAGAGGAATACCTCGACTCCCTGAAAAACCAGTTCATAGAGACCGTGAGGGACCCAGCCAAGCGGAGGAGTCAAACGACTATCAAGGGATACGGGTGGCTCATAGGGAAGTGGCATCGCAGGCTGCAAGAGGCGGGCTTCGATGCCAGCCCCAAGAAGTGGACCAAGACAACGATCCACTTCCTGCGGGAGGCAGGCATAACCAGGAGAGAGATGAGCGTGCTGAACAACTACGCCACGTTCCACGGCAACTCCATCATCAAGCAGATGGACCTAGAATGGCCGAAGGACGAGCGCTGGAGAGTGGACTGGCTGACGCCTCAGCAGGCGATGCAGGTCCAGGAGGCCGCTCAAGGCATCGAGAGGATCGTGATACACCTGGAGCTGAACATGGGGCTGCGCCGCGTCGAGGTCCTGCGGCTCAAGGTGAAGGACATACAGATGGGGTACATGAACATCCTGGGCAAGGGCCGGTACGGAGGAAAGCCGCGGACCGTGGCGTTCCATCCCTCCACCATGCCCGAGCTCAACCTGTATCATATGATCAGGGAAACGGAGATCGCCAAGGCGCGGGCCAAGAACCCGGCCGTGGCGGTGCCGGACTCGCTCCTAATCTACGAGCGGGCCGGGAAGCTGTACCCCTACAAGCGCAGCGCGGTGGACAAGATGCTCTCGCGAGTGGTGGAGAAGGTGGGCTTCAAGTTCACCAACCACACGCTCCGGAGAACGTTCGGCCGCATGCTGTGGTTGGCCGGAGTGCCGCTCGAAACGATCAAGGACATACTAGGTCACGAGGATACCAAGACCACGATACTGTACCTCGGGCTGAACGTGGACGATCAGGCCTCGGCGATGAAGAAGTTCGCCGAATTTCAGCGGTCCGTGGATTTACGGGGAAATGCGACGAGCCAGGAAAAGAGTGGACAGAGCGGGATTTGTGTCCACGTTCACCGACTGGCATAGGCTCGTTTTCCCGTAGAGTCTCGGATTACCTGCAAACGTTTTACAGGCAGGGAGTCGAGACCCGACACATCCTCGACGCGCAGGCGCGTGGAGAACTAGTCATCATACCATCAGCGGACGCCATCAAGATCGAGCGCGAGCCCGTATACATCGACCGCCGCGGCGAGGAGGACATCACCGCCGCCGGCCTGGTCGTTCTGGCTATGCTGTGCCTGCTCATGTTCTTCGGAGCTCTCGTAACGGGGGCGTTCTGATGGGGCGGCCTAAGACCCGTTTCGACGGGGGGAGCAAGGTTTACACGCTCCGCCTCAGCGACGAATCGCATGAGTGGGTGCGCTCCCTGGGCGACATGGGGCCGGACATTGTGCGGTCCATCATCGATGAGTACCGTGTGAGCAAGGACGACCGCTTCCTCGACCGCGCCCTGGCCGAGGCCAAGGACGAGCTCATGCGCCTGGAGACCGAGGTCCTGGAGGTCAAGAAGCGCGTCAAGGATCTGGAATCGGCCAAGGCCCGCCTGGTGGACAGTCAGCTGGACTATCTGAGGATCAGGCAGCAGCTGGTCGAGAAATACATGCAGAACCCGCAGCACTTCCTCGGCTGGCTCACCGGCCCGGCCAACATGGAGCTGGTGACGGAGGGGAAGTTCGGATCGCCGCAGGAAGTGGCTGAGTTCTGCCACAATGAGATGAATAAGTACCGGAGGGGGTCTAGGTGACAACCTTCGTTTCAAGTGGAACCAAAAAAGGTGAGGTGGTTGGTTTGGTATACGGTATACGATATTGTATACTGTATACTGTATCGATACTGTATACTGTTTTTAGTGTTCCACCGGAAGTAGAGGAAATAGAGGTTTTAGGAGGAGAGTGAGAGGATGGGAGACATCATCGGATCAGTGGACACTAGACGTATGACCGACCAGGAGCTCATCGACCGCGAGGTTCGGATCGCTCGTGATCTCCGGACGGTGCATGAGGAACTCCGCCGGCGGCAGCACGTCTGCACCGACGTATCGACCGACGCCGGCTTCGCCCTTGCGCAGCACTACTTCGCGCAGCTCATGACGCACGAGATGCAGCCCCACCAGCTCGGGGCGGTGCGCTCGTACTTCAGCTTCCTGGTCGACAAGGAGGTCGAGAAGCAGGCTAAGATCGCCGCCATGACCGAGGCCCGCGCGGCCGTCGAGAGCCGCCTGAACGCCATGCGCGCCGCCGAGGTGGTCGAGTGATCGCCGCCGAGATACTTTCATCGCCGGTGCTCACGCGCTCGGCGACGCAGCTCGCCATCATCGCCCACCTGGGCGAGGTCGAGGACCGCATCGCCCGGGGGCAGGACGCGGAGGCCGACACCACCTCGATGCGCATCCGAGAGGTTCTGCAAATACCGAAGCAGAGGCAATACAACGCGCTCAACCATCTGCGCCGCGACGGCCTCGTGGTCCAGGGCGAGGGCGTCCGGGTGCGCTACGGCTACTCGGCCCCGTGCAACCGCCTGACCCCGGCCGGGCGAGAGCTCTATCAATCCCTGCGGAGGTGCGTGAGATGAGCAACGCCGACGCCGTCATGAGCAAGATCCAGGAGGCCGGGAGCGAGGGCATCACGATGAAGCGCCTCGCCCGCGAGCTCGGCATCCCGAGAGACACGGCCAGCTGCATCATGAACCGCCTGCACGCCGACAACCGAATCGAAGCGATCAAGGACAACCTCAACGGCTGGCGGTGGGTGGAGCGCCGCACCGAGCCGAGGCCGGAGCGGGAGCCGGAGCTCGTCGCCAATCAGTGCCCCGAGTGCGCCGCCATCGGCGTGCATTTCGTAGCCAAGTCCCCGGCCGGACTGAGCATCTATCGCACCCGCAAGCACGGCGTCCTGTCAATGACGCCCGACGCCGTCAGGATGCGGGAGAAGGCCGTCAAAGCTCCGAAGAAGGCATCACCCAAGGCCATCGAGAAGAAGCCGCAGAAACGGCGAGGACGGCCCTATCCTGACGACGGCAAGCCCCGCGCCATGTGCCCCATCGAGGGCTGCGGGGCGATGATAAGGACCACGAAGGACGGGATGAATCAGCACCTCGTCCGCATGCACTCTCTTGACGACAGGGAGAGGGCGCTCATGGCCGAGGCGTGGGCCAGGGAGCACGCGCCGACGGAGTCCAAGGGGTGCGAGTGCCAACGGCCTATCACTATAGAGGACGCGCCACCGGCCGAACTCCAGGATCCTGTCATCGAGGAACTGGCCGCCCTGGGCGACTGCACCGACGGCAGCTGCACGATCGGCCTGGGCATGGAGCTTGAGTATTTCATGGGAGAGGATGGTCCGCGCGTCCGCATCTTGGGCGAATCCGAGAGCGTGCCCGCTTACACATCCATGCCGGACCCCGCTCCGATCACCGCAGACGTCCTCGCCCGGTATATGCGCTTCCCGGACCGCGAGGAGTACGAGGACTATCTTACCAAGCCGCCGGCAACGTGGGACGAGCTCCCTCTAGAGCCCCGCCCCGCCTCATATGAGGCCATGCCCCGCCCCGCTCCCGGGCCGAGGGACATCCCGAACACCTGCACGCCGATCGACGTGCAGCACGCGACCATCCGCACGACCGAGCGCCCCCAGGACGAGCCGACCGAGCTCTCCCGCCTGTGCGCTCTGGCCGTGGAAATGGAAGCGCTGGCGGACCGCCACGGGTACGACGTCGACGTGGACATGGGCTCCAGAATCGAGGAGAGGCCGCTCATCGTCCGCGTTAGGAGGCGAGAGGCATGAGCCCCGAGGCGGCCATCGCGTCCCTCGGCAGCGACCCCGACCCGCACGAGGCGCTGCTATTGCTCTATCCAGAGCCGTACTGTATGTCGCAGCGGCAGATCGCCCAGGCGCTCGGCATGAACGTGCACCGCGTACAGAGGGCGGCTCGAAACCTCAGCAAGTGGGGACGGCTGGAGATGCGCACCAGACCTCAGCAGGTGGCCCTCGTCATGGCGTCCGCGCCGCTCACCGACGCCCAGCAGGCGGCGCTAGACATCGTTCGGCGCGGAGCGATCACCGCCGCCGACCTGGGCCGGGCGCTCGGCATGACGCGTGTCAAGGCTCATGATGTCCTGCAGCAGCTCCGGCGGCGAGGCCATGTGCACATCGTCGGCAGGACCGAGCCCCAGGGCGCGATGCGCCGGAACTATCTGTGGGGGGCGGTCGAGTGATGTCCACCAGGCAGACGAGCATCAACGCGTTCCGAGCGTTCAGGTCGGAGGGCACGCAGAAGGAGCGCGTGTACCGGGCGCTCCGTGAGTGCGGCCCGATGTGCGACGCCGAGATCTCCGCCGTGACGGGCATCCCCCGCCACCTCGTACCGGCCCGCCGCGGCTCGCTGTGCGACCTAGGCAAGGTCCGGCTGCACGGCACCTCGCCGCGAGGCAAGGGCGGCCTCGACGTCGAGGTGTGGGAGGTGGTCGAATGACGTGGAAACTGATGTTCACCGCGTGCCCATTCGGCCCAAAGCACGACCTCACCGCCTGGAAGCGGGGCATCGCCTCCGCCGCCCAGGAGGCCCTGCTCATCAGCGGACTTAAGCAGCCTGATAGGGCCATCCGCATCGAGGCCGAGTTCCGTTTCCGCCGGCCGAAGTCCACCAAGGCCACGGCCAGGCCCACCAGCAGGCCGGACGTCGAGCAGCTCACCAAGCTCGTCAACAGCTCCCTGAGCGGCATCATCTACCCCAGCAAGCGCTCCGGGCTGCCCGTGGGGCTGAGCGTCGGCAAGGACTACGCGATCGACGCCCCCTATGTGCAGATCGTCATAACGGAGGTGGCGTGATGGCCCGCAAGCAACGCAAGCGCACGACGCTCCTGTTCAAGGATGCCGGCAAGTGCCCGATCTGCGCCGCCTCGGTCCAGGAGCATCACGGCGAGATCGTGCAGTGCACCGGGTGCGGGCAGCTCATCGAGCGCAGCGCCCTGGTCGTGGGGGTCTGAGCATGAAGCACTTTAGACAATCATTCGCGGCCCAGCGAGGCCCCGAAGCGGCCGCCGCCCTCGCCAAGGACCTCGGCATGAGCCAATACCGGCGGAGGCCGACCGTCCAATGGGCCGTCAAGGTCCGCGAGGCGTTCACGGTCGAGACGCTGGAAGGCACGATGAAGGGCAAGCGGGGGGACTACCTGGTCATCGGGACCAAGGGAGAGCAGTACCCGGTGGCGAAGGAGATCTTCGAGAGCATCTATGAGCCTGTCAAGGATGAGGACCAGATCCCCGGCAAGGACAACGGATGCATGAAGGGAGAAGTGGCTCGGGATTACGAAAGAAGGAGGACGAACCCCCATGACTGAGAATTTTGAGGAATTCGCTGACCGCTTTCTAAAAGAGGTAGTATACAGCCGTCCTTGCCCCATCTTGGTACATTACTCTGGCAGATGCCGTGATTGCGATGCTATCTTCGAGGGCACATTGGATGATTACAACAAAGTGAGGCGACAGGCCAAACGACATGCCGAGAAGATGGGTCATGAGGTCAACATGGAGACAGGATACTCCACGATATTCGGAGGGGAGAGGCAATGATCGCTGCTCCCCTCGTTCGCCCCGCCCCTCGTCACATGGCGTTCCCGATCTGCGGCAACTGCGGCACATCCCTGCACCTCTATCACGAGTACGTGAAGCTCCAGACTCTGCCCATAACGATACGCGTGAGATATTGGAAGTGCGACTATTGCGGAGCCAAGCTCCTGATCGACGACCGCCTGGACG